ATTTTGCAACGTTATCTGCATCTCTTACAACTGAATCTTGTTCAACATACTTGAAGTACTCAGTTGAAACAGGAGTTGTTGGAAACAATGAACGAATTTTTGGAGCTCTTACAGGTTGATCAATAATTCCTGCTCTCATTTGAGCGAAATCTGAACCTGCATCAATATCACCATAAGTTTGTGAAGCCTTATCAACAACAATACTCATGTTAGTTTTAGAAGCTAATGCATTTTTCATTTTATCATCTTCAACTGCTTCATCCCATGCAGCTTTAACTAATCCAGAAAAAGACTCATCTTTTAATTCTGTTCCTGCAGCTTTCATTGCAGTAATTAATTCACCTTGATTGATTTGAGTTGCTTTTAAAGTTTCAAACATTTGCTCATACTGTTTAAGTTGTGCAGTTAAGTTTTCAGCTTTAGCAGTATCATTGTCAAGATTTGCCATTTCATCTTTCAATCCTTTTACAGAAGTAATTAAATTGTCATGTGATGCTTTATAATAAAGCGTTCTTTCTTCTGAAGTTAAACCCTTAACTTCTTCATCTGATAATTCAACAAACGTTTTAACGCTATCAACCATCTTGAACCAAATTGGCCCACTTGCAATTGTCAATCCTGCTGCACCTGCAACGGCTAACCCATCAATTAAATTTACTACTTCGGTTCCTATCCCCGAAAATACGACTGCACCTACTAGCAATGCTAATACTGATTGTGCAAATAATGTTACTTTCTTCATCTTAAATTGTTTTGTGTTGAGCGTTTATTTTAACTCAACTGATTAATTATTAATTTACTTGTTCGGATTACCAACCACCAAAAAACTCCTTTTGAGTGTCTTCCAACGGCTCATCTTTAGGAGTGATTTGCATCGGCTCCTGTTTTTGATTATCAAGTACTCCTGTTGCAGAATTAGAACCTCTTAAAACAAGGCTCGATTCCCCAATATTTTTGGCTTCTGAAACTATCCAGAAGTATTCTATTTCTTCAAACTCTGATTTGTTAGCTATTTCACCAACATTATCTAAGTATAATTTTAATTCATCTTCATCCCCTTTGGCATCACTATTCATTGCCAATTCGATTTTAACATATTGCATTCTTACACTTGCTTCAATGTCATCACCAGAATTTAACCAATCTTTTGCTAGGTCATTTATTACATCAGTCTTTAAGAACTTATAAATTAAAGCTTGTGTGTTTCCTTCATAACTCTTACCTAATGCACTAAAAGGAATTTCAGTTGTGAACATCTCAATGTTTGCTTTCTTAACAACCACGTTCGCCATTTCCATTTTGTGGTCCATAACTAAGAAGTTCTTTCCTTGTTGTTCTTGAACTGACTTACTCCAAATGCCATCTTTGTGCAAATCCTTATGACTATCTAATATTTTAGTTGTGTTTACTGCTATGTAATTATAAGCTGAATCAGTCATTAAACCTTTTGCAACACCACCAAGTTTAATTGGATCAATAACTTTCATGCTAACTCCCAAACCTTTCTCATGTGATTTGAATATCTGAGCCTTTTTAAGTCCGATTATATCCGCTTTGTTAACTTTTAAAGCTGCATACATTTGAAACTTGTTTTCAAACGACTTATTTAATTCTTTACAATGTATCATTTGTTGATAGTTTTATTGTTTTTTAATATCTTAATCTTTTCCTTGATAGATTTTTTAGCTTCTTTGCTTGTCGTTGAACAATCCAATTTCTGCTGTAATATTTGAATCTTATTTTTAGGCATCTTGATTTGTGTTTGGCCCAACATTATCAGCAACTAAATCCATTGCTTCTATATCTGACATTTCATAACTTTTAACCAACACCCTAATTGCAGATGCAGGTGTTAACTTCCCTTCTGAAATTCTAATCAATACGGCTGTTATCCCTGCAGATAATTTAGTTTGTTTTTCAACTTTCTTATTTTGATCATCTTGCAACGCTTCAATGCTTGATGTATCTAACCTAATATCATAAGTCTTACCATCAAATGCATTCCAACCAGGAAGAACCATTGCTTTATATCCGTTCAAATGTCTTTCAACTGATGGGATAACCGCATTAACATAAAAGTTTTTAGTTGCTTCCTTCGCATTATTGAATTGCTTATTTGCAGGATCATTAAAACTACCAGAGTCAGCACCATAAGCTGAACACAATTGTCTTAATGTTAATACACCGCCTTTAGTTAATTCTAAATCTGCAGGGCTTAATCCAAATTGAGTATATTTTACCTTGGCAGTTGTTGCAACTATTCTGTTGAACTTATCTGCTCCACCTAATTTTTCATTTACTGTTATTTGTAAATCATCACCTTCTTCTTCATCTAATGGACGTTCACCATCTGCAGATAATAAGCCATTTGCACCTCTATTTTTCATCATACCTGCTTGAGCAGACATTAATTGGTTTGACGCATCCAAAGTATTCCATGCAGCCTGTAACGGACTTAATCCTAAACCAGATTTTAAACCATTCTCAGTTGGATTGAAATATTTGATGTGAGTAATTTCATCTTCATCATACGTTGTTTCATTACCTAACCACTTGAAAATATATTTAACAGTATTCTCAAAAAAGTCCTTCCCGATTACTTTAACCGTTACTAATTGAGGTGGTACAACATAAACCCTTCTCCTTACTCCTGTTCCTGCAGCAACTTGGCTCAGTAACATTTCATTCCCTGTTGTTAATTGATACCCTAATGCATCTTCTGTAAACTCAAACTTGTTTTGTTTTGGGTTTGGGTTCATTACTGAATCATAAAATGCTCCTGATGTCACAACATCTTCTGTTCCATCTGCATTAATGCTTACAATTTTATAAGGTATTGAAGCACCTGTTCTGATTATCTTAGAAATTATTGAATAAACATCTGTATTTGATGAATAACCGTTTTTAATTAAGAACCCCAATTTATGGGATGCATACATAAAACCATTATTATAAACTTGTGATGTGAATAATTTTGCATCTCGGTAATTATCTAGGGCAAAGCTTGAAGCTTTATTAACCCATTGGAAACCTTTTGCTAAGTACTTATTCATTAAAGAATGAATTGTAAACTTTATGACTTAGAACTAAATCATTTTCTTCAAAGTTAGATATAAATGTTTGACAATTCCAAACGATTTACTAATTATTTTTTTAAAAGGTCCTGTGCTTAACTCTTAAGCTAAACCATTCTCGCATCATAATATCATCCCAATCATCTGGCGAACGTCCTATCAATGCCTTCACCTTATCCTTTGGAAGTATTGATTGCTTCCCATCTGTATCAATTTTAGAGTATTTTATTTGCTCCATTTCCTCAGAAGTATTATCAATCACATCTTGATCATTACAAAGTTCGCCAACCAAACCTGCTTCTATTCTTTTGGCCATTCTGATTGAGCATTGATTTTTTAAGTTAGTGTAATTAATATCACCATCCTTTGCTTTTGCATCATATAACGGCTTACTTCCATTTATGAATCCTTTGCATCTTAACCCATCAACAACACCGCCACCAACTCCATCTTCATCTGCAATTGTATCAGAGTTTTTAATCTTAAAAGCTTTCTGAATGTTTTCTGCTTTGGTTATTATCTCAGTTATTAAACTGATTTTCATTTCATATCGCTTAACACATAACCACCCTTTCCAGATTCTAAATACTGTTTTATCTTTTCCTTTCCTTGCAACATCAATAGTCAAGTAAATATCTTCACCTTCTTTAATGTGTTTTGGGTTCCAATAATTCATTATAGAATCATAACTAATTATTGTCGCTGCATCATTATCAAATTCCCAGTTACCAAACAATAACCTTTGCTTGTTTACTTCATCCATTTGGTGTAATGTTTCAATATAACTTTCTGGAAGATGTGGGTTGTCTGATGGCAATGATTGTATGAATTTTCTATAAGGTGCAATATCACCTGTCTTTTTTGCTTTATAAAAAAATTTGTAATTCCAATTCTTTGATGGGTTACATGTTCCTAGCATTTTAGGTATTAAATTATATTCATCTAACTTATACCTTATTCTTGATTTTAAGACAGTCCATGCCTTTAAAACTATTTGTGCAGTCTCATCAACAAATGCTCCTGTAATTTCCAATGAACCTAATGCATCAAAATTGGGGTCTTTTGGGTAAAGCTTTAATTCTTTCAATAATATCTG